ATGAAAGTAGTATTTGCATCAAGAACAGGTAATGTTCAAAGTATTGTTGATCGTTTAAGTGTCGACGCCTTAGAAATATCTTCTGGAGATGAGGCTGTTAGCGAGCCGTTTCTCTTAATCACTTATACTGATGGTTATGGTGATGTCCCTATGGAAGTTGAATCATTTTTAAATAGTAATGGTGACCATTTAAAAGGTGTTATAGTTAGTGGTGATCAAGGATACGGTGAAGCATTCTGTAAAGCTGGTGACGTTATTGCTGAACAATACAATGTTCCTTGTCTTTACAAAGTTGAGAATGATGGAACTGATGAAGATATAGAGGAAATTAAAAAAATAATTAATAATCAATAGTTAAATATTTGCTGATAGAGGTTGCTGATATATCATACCTACAACGATAAAATTTCCTAATATAATTATTAGCACTCTTTAAAAGTAAAAAATAGTAAGAAAGGTATCCGTGATAAGCTATTCACCTTTTTCTCGAAGACATAGACGGATACTTCTTACTAAATTATCCCGTCGAAAACAATAATAGATTTAACTATTTTCCAAATTCCTTAAACATAGTAGTGAATTTCCTTTATATCAGTTCATTCTCTAAACATTCGTCCATGGTATTTTGTCCTTGAAATCATGGCATATTAGAAAGTGATAGAAAATGTAATTTATAAAATATCCTTCAAGTTATAAATAATATTTTCAAATGTAACGAACTTTAAATCCACATCCAAGTAAGTGATAAATAATTTAGCCATTATAATTATCATTGTATAGTTCGTAAGGGTTTTGAGAGGATTTTACTCCTTTTTACTCCTAAATGCTTTCTAAGGTACTCATTCGAGTACCTTTTTTCTTTCACTAAAAATTGTTGTTACTTGTCTACGTTCGTCGGGATAGAGGTGACCATAGATATCTAGGGTTGTACTTGTTTTGCTATGTCCCGCTATTTTAGAAACAGTATAATGATTAACATTAGCATGTATTAACATAGATATATAGCTATGCCTAAAACCGTGTATACTTATTTTTGGTAGAGCAGGGTCATTGTATCTAGATAACAAAACGTTTAAATATGTATAATACTCTCTGTAGGGGTATTCCTCGCTTTTTAAGACTTCTTTTAAATTTGGGGTCAACCAATCGGGAATTGGTACTATTCGCCGTGATTGCTCATTTTTAAACTCTGTAGATACAACAAGACCATTGCTAGTATTTTTTACTGTATGTGATAAATGCAATTCATTTTTATCTTCGTCTAAATCGGATAGGCTAAGTCCGCAAAATTCTCCCTTTCGCAATCCAGTATAAAATAGGGTGCAAAAAGCAATCTTGTGTTTTTTGTTCGAAACATTTGAAATAAATTGATTAAACTGTGCTTCGTTCCAAAATTCAAGTTTAGGCTTGTTTGTTTTAGTTTTATCAATATAAACAAAGGGGTTTCGATCAAGCGCCTTTTTTCTTATACACCAATTAAAGAATGCACTTAATGCTCCCTCACGAATTCTAACCGTATTAGGTGATAAATCTTTTTTTAAATCTTCAATCCATTCAATTAAATCATAATCATTTATTTTTGTTATTCTTACGTTTTCAAATCTTGCATATTTTTTTCTATAAGAAAAAGCAATATTACGAACGGTAGAGGGGGAACGTCCTTTATTTTTATAATCGGCAATATATGCATCATATAAATCTTTAAAAAGTAGTCCTTTGGCTACAACGACTTGATTAGTCCTATCTAGCAATAGTTCAGCTACTTTTTTTCTACCGTCTTTTATAGTTTTGGATGTAACAGTTTTTCTAATTCTGCTGCCGTCCGCTCTATAGCCTATATTCACATCGAATACGTATCTTCTTTCACCGTTTTTAAGCTCTTTAACTTTGTATTCTTTTGCCATAATAAAAAGCCCGTCCTTTCTATATTTGCCTTAGACGCGCTCTTATGTTAAAATTGAGTACGTAAAAGGACATTTAAGAGTTGTACTTTACGTAAAGTGATATTGCCGTATCACTATTGATCACTGTTGCGAGCAGTGATCTTTTTTATTTTATAATCCTAGTAATTCTTTTTTCTTTGTGTCAAATTCTTCTTGAGAAATAATCCCCATATCTAATAATTCTTTGACCTTTTTTAGTTCCTCGTAAGGATCGCTTACAACCTCGGCAACCTCAATATCAATAGGTCCATCATTTTCAATTTGCTTATTTTGGCTAAAATCGTTTGGAATTAAATTGATAATTTTAGAATTTAGTTCACTATTACATAAAAATCCAATAGTAGAAATTTCACCCGTTTCAACATTACAAAGTTTTAACCTTGCTTGTGCATCTACCTCTATATCTTCATCATATGTAATTGTGTTTGATTGGATTTTCTTTTTAGATTTTTTGTTACCCGTACCATGTGCTGCACCTATTACTGTACCAATACCAGGCGCGACAATTGTACCGACTACTGCCCCAATTCCTCGACCTTTTCTTTTGCTACTACCTTTTTCAGTTCCAGTAGTTTCACTTTTTGTAATTGTCTTAATTATCGGACCGTCCCAAATGTAATCAACTACAGTATACAGGTTTTCAACACGATTATTAAAATATACCAATCCATCACTTTGTCGCCATAGTTTAACATTATTAGAAAGCATATTTCCCGTAATTTCTTTACCTTCGTTTAAAGTTAGTGCCACACTTAACTCATTTTTTTGCTTTTTAATAATAGCCATTTCATTAGCCATCATTTCTTTACCGCTACTTGCTAAATTATTAAGTTTGTCTTTAAATCCCATTTTAAAATCCCCTTTTAATCAGTATTATGATTATCCTTTCTTTTTATTTAAAACATAGATAAATCAAAACAAGATGCTATTTCAAATTTAAATTTATCTATGATTTTATCTACTTCTTTGTCACATTCTTCGGGCGTAAGTTTACAATCGTGCGAAAAATGGTCTTTTAATACGTGTACTAATTCATGTAGTAACGCTTCTTTTTGTATGTTTATTGCTTGTTTGCTATTTAGGATTATTTCGTAGTATTCGTCATTATGTACACACATACCCTTTATCTTAGTGGGTAATATATCATCGAAACTTATTATTATATTGTTAAATCTACAAAAGTCCTCAAAATTCATCTTTAATAGTTCGTCGACCTCCATATTTTTACCTCCATTATTATTTTCTCCCGTTTTGTAACCCAATAATAACGCTAATGATAACGTCTATTTCTTCTGGTGTTAGGTCCTTTGTTTTGTCGAACAGTAATGCAAAATGATCATCGTTTAAAATTCTCTTATATACGTCAAGATGCTCGGGATTATCTTTAAGATATTCCACTACCTCGTCATAGTCTCCATAATAAGTGCTTTTATCTATTTTTGTTTCTATATCAGTTTTGCCAAGCAAATAGTCGATAGAAACATCAAAAAAATCAGCTAACTTTAATAACATTTCATTATCGGGAACACTTCTACCATTTTCCCAATATGAAATACCCGTTTTTGTGATTCCTAAAATATTACCCAATTGCTCACCAGTTAGATGTTTATTTTTACGCAATTGCTTAACACGTTGAGCGAAATCCATTTATTTCACCTCCTTAGTTAAAATATAACATAAATCACATAAAAGTTACATATAAAGTAATAAAAGTTACCTAAAAGGTAATTATTTACTCAAAAACTATTGACAATTACCTATTAAGTAATTAATATATAGGTATAGTTACTTATTAGGTAACCACTTAAAAGAAAGGAGGGCACATATTGAATAAGATTTTAAAAAGTTTAATGGTTAGATATGATGTAACACAAGCTATGCTTGCGGAATATCTAGAATTATCACGAAAAACCATTTGTACAAAAATCAATGATGGCACTTTCACACAAGTAGAATTAGTTAAAGTTTTAGAATATTTTAGAAAGTACGATAGAAATATAAGTGCAAATATTTTTTTTGAGTGATAAGTTACCTATCTGGTAACAAAAAAAGAAAGGAGTAAGTAATGAACAAGGTTATATTAGTTGCTAACGAAAAAGGCATAAAAACATTGACCGTTAATAAACGATCCGATGATGTATCGGAATTAACAATATTATTTGATTGTGAAATAGAAACAAGGGAGGGCGAGTAACCAAATGAGTATTGAAGAAAAAGTCTATAACTTCATTATTACAAACCATGTAGGTAAAGAAAACATGATTAAAAATCGTCAACTAAGGATTTATTTCCCTCAAATAAGGAGCGATAAATCAATGCGAAAGGTGATTCAAAACATTAGAAGTAATCCACGATTTACTATCTTTATCGGGAGTGTATCTGGATCAACGGGTGGATATTTCGCTTGTACATCACATAAAGAAATTAACGATACAATCGATAATTTAATGAGACGTGCATATCAAATTTATGAAGATTGCAAAATCTATAGAAGTAAAGAGGTGATTGAGTTTGCTAAACGTTAAAATATTATCTCTTATTTTCCCAGAGAGAACGAATAACACCTTATATGCGATGATTAGAAAATTAAAAGATAAATATAACTTGAAGTATAAAACCGCTGAAATTCCTATAGGTATCATCGTAGAAGAGTATGGTATACCTTTCGATGATATAACCAAATTGATTTTAGCATTTAGAAAAGAAAAAGACGACTCGTCCAAAGTCGCCTAATTAATGAAACCAAGAAAATTATAAAACAAACAAGGGGAAGTGTCAAACATGGATAAATTATCGGGACGTGGCTTCTTTACAATCGTAGGAGTATTAATCGTGTTATCACATATTATTGTCGGAATAATAGAAACTGCATTTCGGTAAAACCGAATATAGCAACAAACAAATAACAAACAAAATTATTAATTTTCAACAAACAAATTAACAAGCTGAAACCTTAGTGAGAGTAAGTTTTTGATGAATTGCTAACAAAGAGTATAACAAACGAACAACAAACAAAAAACACGATTTGCAACAAGCATACTAATAATTAAATAAATGATATAGATAAAGATAAAAGATAAAAGCACTAACGTGCGTTTTAAAAATCAATACGAAAGGAATGGGTAAATGAAAGATAAAACATTAATAAAAATTTTGATTGTTATGTTAGCTATGTCGATTGCATTAGCTATTTATCAAAGTTGCTTAATCGTAAATCTAACAAGCAATCTAAAACTTGTAACTAAGGATCGTGACAAGGTAGTAGAAATGTATAACGAAAGGAATAAATAAAAATGAAACTAGAACAAGCAAGTGATATAGCAAGATTACAAGATGCAAATATATACGCTTTAAAAAATACCGCTAGTCAAAGCGATATGAAAAGATTTATGGAACTTAGAAACGCTAATGAGAAATTAGCTGAACTACAAGCGATGTATTACGATCTAGAACAGTACAAAGAAACCGTAGACGATGTAATAACTTGCATGACAAGTATTTCTAAAGATTTATTAAATATCGGCTATGGAAACAACAAAGCAACAAATTTGAAAGAAGTATTTAACTCTCTGTTGGATGATATCCAAGAGGGCATAGAAGATTATCAAAATACCATTAAAGAACTGGAGGGGTAAAAATGGAAAACAATAAAGCAGTAAAAATTGGTTTGTATGAAAAATTAGCAAATATCCAAAATGAGTTAAAAGCACCAAAAGGACAGTATAACAAATTCGGTAATTATTATTATCGAAGCTGCGAAGATATTTTAGAAGCATTGAAACCGATATGCTTTAAATACCGCACAGCACTTATTGTTCAAGACGAATTGGAAAGCATGAACGAAAGATATTACATAAAGGCAGTGTGTGAATTACGCGATTGGGATAGTGATGATGTGATTATTACACATGCATTTGCTAGAGAGCCTATGACAAAAAAAGGAATGGACGACAGTCAAATAACGGGTACTGCTTCTAGCTATGCTCGTAAGTATGCTTTAAACGGTCTTTTTAACATTGATGATACAAAAGATGCTGATACAAACGAAGTGAAAGAAATAGAAAAGACGGCCAAGAAAGAACAAAAAATAACGCAGGAACAAAAAGATATTATTAAAAGCTATATTACTGATTTTTCGATTGATATAGTTGGTAATTTTATTAAAACTACTGGAAAAGATAAATTAAATTTATTGACAAAAGACGAAGCCGATAAAGTTATTGAGTATTTAAAAAGCAATGAGTTCGGTGAAGCTATGGAAATGAAAGCGAAAAAAAATAATCGGGAGGGAAAAACAAATGTCAATTAATTGTGTCGCATTGGTAGGAAGACTAACAAGAGATCCAGAATTACGAAGGACCCAACAAGGTGATGCGGTTACATCATTTACTTTAGCGGTAAATCGTAATTTTACAAGCAGAGATGGTCAACAACAAGCGGATTTTATTAATTGTGTCGTGTGGCGTAAACCTGCCGAAAATGTAAACCAATACTGTTCTAAAGGAAGTTTGGTAGGCGTGGAGGGTAGAATCCAAACACGCAGTTACGACAATTCACAAGGGCAAAAGGTAAATGTAGTTGAAGTTATTTGCGATAGTGTGCAGTTTTTGGAAACTAAACCAAAGGAAGAACCAAAGAACAAGTATGATGTTAAAGACCCAAGGTTTGATGATTTAATGGCAGTTAATCTAGAAAAAGAGTTTGATAACTCTTTTAACACCTATGACATTATGGAAGATGATCTACAGTTTTAATGATGAAACTTTTAGCCAGATATCATCATCGAGTAATCAACCCCGATACGGGCAATTTAGAAATAACTTTTGCAATAAGTGATTACAACTCTAAAGCTAACACCGAGGAATTGGAAAAAGAGTTGTATTCACTTGAAATAAAAAAACCTAGGTCAAAAAGATCATTAAACCAAAATGCTTATTTATGGTCCTTGATACATGAACTAGCCTTGAAAATGGACGAGGATGATTTGGACGTATACATAAAACTATTGAATGAATCTAAAGCAAAATATGAGGTTTTAAAAGTACTGTCGGAAGCTGAGAATGATTTAAAGAAATGCTTTAGAGTTGTTAAGCTGATTAAATATGATGTTAATAAAGATTATGCTTATTTCCAATGCTATTACGGTTCATCTACGTTTACGACCGATGAAATGAACAAGTTAATTGATACTGCAATAAGCTGGTGTAATGAGTTAAATATACCGACATTGGAGGGGGATATATATGGTATGTAACCTAAAAAACGGGAGCTGCAGTAAATGCGGTGGGTGTTGTTCAAACATTCTACCGCTTACCAACAATGAAAAAAATAAAATTAAGAAGATCATAAAGAAAAGAAAATTAAAACCATCATATCACATACCGTTGAATGGATTTGATATGACGTGTCCTGTGCTTGATAGCAATAGCCGTTGTCGTATTTATGAAGATAGACCAAATATATGTAGGGTTTATAGATGCGATAAATCGATTGAACAAGGCGCAGTAGAATTTTATAGGAGTTTGACCGCTAAAGCTAAACCCGTAATAATGAGGGATTTATTTAATGAGTGAGTTTATTATCTATGGGCGTTTAGATGGACTTAACGAATATACAAGCGCCAATCGGTCTAACCGTTACAAAGGCAGTCAAATGAAGCTTAAAAACGAATCTATCGTAATAGAAGCTATAAAGAGATATCAACTAAATAAGATAAAAAAATATCCTATTAAACTAAAGATTACGTGGTATGAAAAAAATAAACGGCGTGATGTAGATAACATAACTTTCGCAACAAAATTTATTCAAGATGCGTTAGTCAAACAAGGAATTTTGATTGATGATGGACAAAAGTATATAAATAAAATTTCGCATGATGTACAAGTCGATAAGGAGTATCCAAGAATTGAGGTAGAGTTGATTGAAAACGGTTATTCAAGACACTAAAGTATGTTACTTATGCGGTACAACTTTAAATTTAGAAGATCACCATTGTTTGAATGGGAGTGATAGGAAGAAATGTGAAGAAGATGGGCTAAAAGTATGGCTATGCGCTAATTGTCATCGCATAGCGCCTTACTCTGCTCATAGGAGTATAGAAACTAGGATAAGACTAAAGCGTGTAGCACAAGCTAAATATTTAGAAACTCACACTCAAGCCGAGTGGTTTAGACGATATTATAAAAACTATTTATAGAAAGAAGAGGAAAGAAAAAAATGATTAAACAAGCTATTGAAAAAATTGAAGAATTAGTGAACGCAAGAGAAGAAAACAAATTAGAACAAGTAGAGATTAAAAAAATGAATTATTACAAATTTGGTGGTAACTTAAAAAGGATTGTTACGCCGAGTATTGATTTAGTAAGAGTGCATTCATTGAATGGATTAGTTGAAATGATCGAATCTTATATTAGTGTAGAAGCTGATTATTTAAATGTTAAGTTACCATTGATTGTAGAAGCTACGGGAAATGAAATAATCGTAAGAACAAGTGTAGATGATACATACGTACGCCAAGAGTTAATTGAATGTACACCAATTGTGCCAAGATTAATTTTAAATGAATTTGTAGACCCCGAACGCATGATTATTAATGTTAATACTTGCTATGAGGCTACCGAAAACTCTAATGCTTTAATCAATACAATTAGTAATTTATATAATTCAAAAACAGTTCACCAAGAAGATAATGGAATTGGTAAAAAAATCATTGTAGAAAGTGATGTTTTCGCTGGCGGTGCGGGTCAAGTAACTATTAACCCGATTGTTAAATTAGTGCCAATTTCTACATATCCCGAATTAATCCAAGTAGAACGTAAATTTAACTTACGTGTAGACGATAGAGGTAGATGTGCTTTATTCGTAGCTGATACGGGATATTTCGAAAAAGAAGTGCAAAGATTGATCAAGCAGTTCTTAGAAGCTGAATTGCCAAAAGAAATTAGAGAAAAAGTAGTATTGGCATTATAGGAGGAGCGGAACAAATGGAGACTAAGTATACAAGAAGTATTTTAGATATAAATAACGGTTCAATCATTAGGGATCTTGACCGCGAATTGGCTAAAGTAATGGTTAATCTAGCTGATGTAGCAACTGATGATAAACCTAGAGAAATTAACTTAAAACTTAAGTTCACACCGAAAAACGATAAAAAAGAAATGGATATAAAACCGATTATTAGTTCTAAGGTTAGCCCTAAAAAGACTGATGATATTCATGTTTACAATCAAATTAAACGTGATAAAGACGGTGAAGTGCTTGGCTTTGTACTTCAAGAACCGTCAAGCATATTATCGGGCCAACTGAATATAGATGGTGAAATTGAACCACCAAAAGAGCCAATAATGATTGATCTAAAGAAAGAGTAGTAAATTACTCTTTCTTATCTGATTAGTAAAGGAGTTGTTGAAGTGGATAATGATACATACATAAGATTATATAGAAGTTTTCTGAATTGGCAGTTTTATAGTGATAGAAATGTGAAAGATGTTTATTTACATTGTCTACTCTCAGCAAACTTTAAACCTAAAAATTGGAAAGGCGAAATTATTGGACGTGGAAGTTTTGTAACTACATATAAAAAATTAAGCGAAGAATTAGGAATGTCACCACAAGAGATTAGAACTGCTATTAATAAATTAATAGACTCAAACGATTTAACAAAGAAAACAACAAACAAATATACAATTATAACCGTTGTTGGGTATGATGTTCGACAAAACAGTAGTGAAGAAACAACTAGCAAGCCAACAAAGAGAGCAACAAACAAACAAGTTAAGGTTGAAGTGGTTAAAAAAATATATGAACAAGAGCCAAAAGAGCCTATTCATTATATTACAGAAAGATTGTTTGAAAACAACCTTATTAATCAAAATGAAGTTGTATTGATAGACAGTGTTATCCTAGAATGTCTAGAACTATATAACGCAGTAGATGTAGCGATAAAGAGCGAATACGTACTAAAACAAATGAGTACAAAGCAAGTAGCTAATCGTATATCATACTTTAAAACATCGCTTATAACTAATTTAAATAAAGATTACCAACAATCACAAATTAAAAATGAACTTGTTAGCAATGATGATGTTGATATGGACGAGTTAGACGAGTTTTTAACTCAATTTAAATAAAGGAGTGTCATATAAATGAAAGTAATACCATTAAAAACAAAACCGCAGTATTTTGAAATGCAGCTATCTGATAAAAAGAATTTTGAGGTTAGAAAAAATGACCGTAGTTTTAAAGTGGGCGATATTTTATGCTTAGAGGAATTTTACAAATATTACACGGGGCGTTTTATCCATGTAGAAGTGACTTATATTCTAAATAACCCCGAATATTGCAAAGATGGCTACGTAGTTTTAGGAACACGAAAAAGGTTAGATTTAGATGCTAACTAGCTGAGGTAATCATAATGCTAAAACTATTAGAATTGTTCGGGGGAATAGGAGCGCCTAGAAAATCATTGGAGAATTTAGGCATAGATATAAAGAGTATAGATTATGTAGAAATACTCCCATGTGCAGTAAAAGCATATGATAGTATATTTAGCAACAATCACAAGCCACAAGATATTACAACATGGAATTTAGATGTAGATGTTTTGGTACATGGTTCACCTTGCCAAGACTTCTCTAAAAATGGTCTAAATAATATCAAAACAGGAAGGTCTATTTTATTCGAAAGGACATTAGAGATAATCGAAAAAGACCTTAACAAACTTCCAAAAGTATTATTATGGGAAAACGTTCCTAATCTTGCATCTAAGCGGCATAAACATCACCTTAATCATTATTTAAATGAAACATCTAGGTTAGGGTATACAAACTTTCAAGCAATTCTTAAAGCTAGTGATTATAACATACCACAAGCAAGGGATAGGTTATATGTTGTTAGTATATTAGGAGATAATGAATTTGATTTTCCTAAAGCAAAACCATTAGAAAAGGATATTCGTTATTATTTGGATTATGATGTTGATTTTAAAGATTACCGCTTAACTGATAATGAATTAAATATATTTTTTGAAAAAGATAATCAGCTATGTGTTAAAGAAGCTACAAAGTTAGGATATAAGGTAATTAGTGAATTTGACACTATAAATGTTGAATTTCCTAATTCAAAAACCCGTAGAGGTAGAGTAGGTGATAAGGTAGCAAAAACACTTACTACACAACCACGACAAGCAATATATTATAATAATCAACTTAGACTATTAACCGCAAAGGAACATTTTAGATTAATGGGATATACTGACAATGATTATTTTAGAATTAAAAAAAGTGGAATAACTGACAAGCAAATATCCGCCTTGGCGGGAAATAGTATTTGTGTACCTGTGTTGGAAGAAATTTTCAAATCGCTAATCGATTGTGGAGCGATAGATGAAGCAATATTATAGGTGTTTAAGGAGGGTTAAATAATGCCTAAATATAGAAAGAAACCCGTAGTTGTAGAAGCTATTCAATGGAATGGTGAAAATGTTGGAGAAGTAATTAGTTTTTGTAAAAAGAATGTTCTATTTAAATTTGATGATTATGGTAAAGATATTAATTTAACAATAAATACACTTGAGGGTGATCACCTAGCAAAAGTTGGTGATTACATCATTAAAGGTGTTAAAGGCGAACTTTACCCATGTAAGCCCGATATTTTCGAGCAAACTTATGAGGAGGTAATTGAAGATGGAAATTTGGATTAGAAGTCAAGATAAAAAATCATTATTGTTGTGCAAATCCTTTGATGTGGGTTGCGATAACAATAATTATAATATTTTAGTTAATTATGAATTAAGAAATAATGAAGAATATTACTCCCCAATGGGTAATTATTCGTCGGTAGAAAAAGCAGTCAAAGTATTGGATATGATACAAGAACATATTGAAACACATAGCAATGATGTATTTCAAATGCCACGAGATATTATAATCGACGACGAGGTTTAAATAATGAGATTTTTAACAATGTTAGCAACAAAATGTAAAGTGTGTAAAAAACGAAGCACTTGTAATTATAAAAGAATGGTAGCTTGTGCATTAGCTGAATTGCCACTACAACATCATGCGGATTATGCTATGGATATGAAAGCTGATTGTGCTGCACCAATGATTAGAAAAAGAGATTTAAGAGATATATATATTAGTGAAAATGTAAAAGTAACTATTGATCTCGAAGATGTTAAAAAGGAAATTGCAAACCAATTTTATAATCCGTTAAGAGTTGGAAATATAAAATAATGAGGTGGAAGTATGAGTAATTCAAAATATCAAGAAGCTTTGGATAGAGTTAAAGAAATATATATATATATTTGTGATGAGTTCAATCTCAAAAAATCAGCAGTTAAAATGAATGATGATATAGAAGTATTACAAGAATTAATCGATAAATTGTCTAAAATGGAAAGACATATCGAACGGATGGAGCGGGAAAATAAAAGACTATTAAAAAGAGAAGAGCCTCAAGAGCCATGCATAATTGAGGGAAAAAAGTTTTGTCCTGCATGTGGTGATGAATTGACCGATGTTGATCCAGGGTTGTTTGAATACTGTTTTTATTGTGGAACGAAATTATATTAGATTGGAGTGATATAGATGGAAAATAAAGTAACGATTTACAAAGGTGAAGTAATGCATGATTTGAAAGCACTGTTTGATAATGCTGGTGATTATTTTAAAGATGAATATGAGCTTGTAAAACAATATATCGAACAGTTGGAACAAGCATTAGATAAAGCGTGTAAACAATTAACGCACGCCTATCCATTTGGGGTAAACAAATGCGAAACCGATGCGTGGGATGATAGTTGGAAGGAGTGGGCGTTTAAAAATGATGAAAGATAAGGATATAAAATTATTAGAAGAAACTGATGGGGTAGAGTTTGTTAACTTGGAACAATTAGCACAAGCATATGTTGAAAGTATGACGAGAGGATATAACTCTCATGATATGGTATTTAAAGAAAATTATATTGCTATTAGTTCTCCAAGCCCCAAAAGTAATTATTGCGGATATCATAAAACTCTTGCATATGAAATTTATGATTATAAAGAATTTTTCGAAGAAGAATTACCACTATTATTCAGTGATGTTTTAGATTTTTCAATGGATAAGGGTTATAATGAAGCGATTGTAGATATAGTTGAGAAAGTTGAGACGATGAAGCGATGAAGACTAAAAGAGAGTATGAAGAAGCTTTTGATTTAATTGATATATTTACAAGTTGTGGTTGCAATGAGGTTGATGATTGTAATTGTTGTATTGCTTATGATAAGAGGTTAAAGCAACAACATGGATGTGAATTAGATTTAGCATTAAATATGTTTAAAGAGTTAATCGATGAACATTTTGAACCAAAAGAAAATACATCGGAATTTAAGCACTTTAAGCTGCATAGCGATAGTACTTTAAAAAATCAAACTAAGAAAGAATTAATAGACTACATTAAGATGTTATATCATAATTGGGGAGCTTGCGATGAGCAATTAAAAAGAGTTATTGATAAAGCAAAAGAATTAAGTGATTCAAATGATGAACTAAGAAGACAATTATATTTTATTGAACCATACAAATTTGAAGATTTAAAGCCTAATATGTGGGTTTATGATGGTATTGAAAAACTTATTTGCCAAATTGGATTGATTAGCAAAAATGCAATTCATAGAGAATACGTTGATGGCACAATATCCGATAGTCCATTCGAAGAAAAACGCTTCTTTCCAGTGCAATGCGCTAATCTAGAGAGCTAAAAAATGAGTAAGTTATATGCAATATACGATGAAAACGACTTTCCCGTATGTGTTGGAAGTTCTAAGGAATGTGCTGTATACATGGGAAAGAAATCATCGAAAACATTTATACAACATTGTACCAAGGTACGAGCAGGAATAATTAAACCTAAACTTAGAGGATATGTAATAGGAGAAGATCCACAAGGAAAGAGGTCGAAAAATGATAATAACGGATAAATTAAAAAATAATATAGAGATTGTAAATACTTATGTAGATAAATACGGTTGTGTGCCTAGAGACGGTACATTTTACAGTGAAGGAGGTGACTTAGATTACATATGCGGTTTATTTAAAAGTTATGAAAACTTTATAAAAGAACTTGGCTTCGAAGATTATGGATATAGAAAACTTAAAAAATACGGGGTCCACGATATAAGAAGAGGAAAATTAATTTATATTGGTTTCCTACGAGATATTAAAGAAGAGTTTTTTGAAGATAAATATACTTTAGAACATATAAAAAAGGTAACATACTCAAATAAACTCCTTGAAAATAGATATTTAATAAGAAAGGACATAGCATAATGAAAGAAAGCAAGTATTATCTACAAAATTGGAAGAAATGGAAACGCACTGTTCAGCTTTTGGAAGAAACTAGAGACGAACTAATGGACATGAAACGTGCTATTCCTATTGGAAGTGATAATATGCCAGGTGGGAACCACAGTAGCGTTATTGCCAAAATGCAAAAGATAATAGACCAATGCGATCAATACGATGTTCTTATAAGCAATTATAATTTTCTTATTAATTCGCTGGAACGTGCGATAACTGTTTTAAACGAAGAAGAAAAAGAAGTGTGCATTATATTTTCTAATAACCCAGATAATTCAGATGTAAGGGAAGCTATAGCATCTAAACGAGGGTATTCAAGATCGGTATTTTATCGAAAACTTGATGATGTATATATTAAGCTTAATATGTTGTTATGTTTAAGCCCGATAATGACAATCGATGATTATGATAAAGAAATCTATTAATAACAAACTGGGACTAAACTGGGACTAAAATAGGCTATTTATGTGTTATTATTGTATTGTGGGAAATTGGTTAATCCACACGGCGACATATTTTTTTAGTTATATTTCTAAACTTCTTTCATTTTTATAAAGCGGTCAAATGACTGCTTTTTTGTTATTTAAGACGATATTATCAATCTCCCTATAGTATCGTCTTAAATAATATAAGGGGGCATGAAAATGGACGATGATGAAGAATTAGACAACATAATAGATATATATTGGAGGTGCTTTAAGAATGGCAAAACACTTAACAGATGCGAAGAAAAAGCAAATAATAGCTGACTACGTTGAGTGCGGGAACTATTCGGAAGTAGCAAGAAAACATAAGGTATCTAAAGATACTGTTAGGAGACTATCCAATCGTACGGATATCGTTAAAAAAGCGCAAGAGAAAAAAGAACAAAATACTAGGGATATGTTAGAATACCTCGATCAAAAAAGAGATACGGCGTTCAAATTCATCGATAAGGCATTTGAAGAAATGTGCAAAGAAGAGAAAATCGAGAAAACATCTATTATTAATTTAGCTACCGCAATAGGTATAGTGATAGATAAGTATAGCAATGCCAATATTAATAAACAAAATGAAAAGGTAACTATTATAAATGACTTGCCAAGAGATTAGATTAAGTGAGCTTATAATTCCAAAGTATCACGGTACGTTCAATACAAGCGAAGCACATAAGATATATACAAGTGGCCGAGCTGGTACTAAATCATCAAGGGGCGGTATTAAAGCGGTTAATAGTATTGTAAGTGACGATAATTGCAGTGTTGTAGTAATTAGAAAGTTTCATAACAAACTAAAGAAAACAGTATTTAAAGAAGTTTTAAGAGCGATTACTCGATTAGGGTTAGATAAGAGTGATTTTAAGATTACAGTGTCACCAATGGAAATTAAATACTTGCCTAACGGCAATACGATTTATTTCACGGGAAACGATAGTATAGATGATACTAAAGGTATGATTGATGAAGAAAAACCAATCAAACTTGTGCAAATTGATGAATTAACAGAATTCTTCGATAAAGGAGACGGAGCGGATGAGTTAGCAAACATTGAAGCAACATTTATCCGTGGAAATGATGATCTATTTACAATGGAATACTACTTCAATCCTCCACGTAATCCTAAAGCACCTATTATGGAATGGCTTAATTCTATGAAAAAGCGCCCCGACTGCATACATATTCATAATGATTATCGAGACGTTCCAGTAAAATGGCTAGGTAAGAAATTAATAGCAAGTGCTGAAATATTAAAATTGCTTGATGAAAAGATGTACAATTGGCTATGGTTAGGTCTATGTACGGGACTTGATGAACTTATTTATTATATGTTTAAAGACAGTATGATGTACGATTTTGAAAAGAGCGATTATAGTAGTTGCTCTTTTTTAGGTTGTGGTATTGACTACGGACAAATGAATGCAACAACATTTGAATGTTTCGGATTAGATATAGCTAATAAGCAGTTATTGGGTGTTGATGAATTTTACCATAGCGGTCGAGAAAGTGGACATCAAAAGAGCCCTAGCGATTATGCAAAAGAGTTTAAAAAGTTTCGTAAACAGTGCGAGGATCTAACGGGTAAAAAACTAATTTATGTTTACATAGATCCGAGTGCTGCTGGGCTAAGAGAAGAAATACAACGGATATGCCCCGATATCAGTTATATAGGTGCTGATAATACGGTAATCAAAGGAATTAACCGAGTACAAAAGATTATGACATTTGAAATTGTAAAGTTTTCTAAGCGACAAAAGTATCTGAAAAGGGAAATGTCGTTATACGAATGGAACAAAGATTTGCTAGACAAAGGAAAAGAAGTCCCCGTAAAAGAAAACGATCATTGCCAAGACGGATTTAGATATCTTGTTATGGGATTGTGGAAATACATTAAAATGTTTTTACCAAAAACGGAAAGAGAGGAATAAAATTTGAATGCGATTATTACATTCTTACAAAAGAAAGGTTATCAAACAGTAGAGACCGATTTTTATAGTAAAATCGACGATTGGAAAGACTGGTATGAATGCAAGATAGATGAATTTCACAAATCCTCTTTTTACAATGGGGTTTGTGAAGTAGAAAACAATATTTTACAGTTAGGAATGGCAAAGACTGTTTGTGAAGATTGGGCGAACTTACTTCTAAACGAAAAAGTTGATTTTAAGATAGATGATGAGAATTGCGATATAACAGTTAAAGAAATATTGAAAAGCAATAACTTTAGAAAGAAAGCTAACCAGCTAATTGAAACAAGTTTTGCCTTTGGTACGGGAGCTTTTGTAGAGTTCATAAAAGACGGTAAACCAGCAATAGATTACATAACTGCGGATAAGATTTATCCATTATCTTGGCAAAACGGTATTATTACTGAATGTGCTTTCGGGAGTGTTGGAGTAGTTGATAAAGAAAGGATATATTATTTACAAATACATACTAAACCTAACGGTGCTTATGTTGTAGAAAATTATCGATTTAAAATTAAAGGTGATGAAATAATATTAGTAGACATTAAAGACATGGTTGGTAAATGGGAAACTCATTCCACAAATCCAATGTTTCAAATTATTACACCAAATATTGTTAACAACTATGATATTAATAGTCCAATGGGGATTAGTGTATATGGAAATGCAATAGATGTATTAAAAGAAATTGATATGGCTTTTGACAGTCTTAACAATGATTTCATAACGGGTCGTCGAATGGTATTCTTAAAAAACCAATTATTCGGTTTTGATGATAAAGGTAACAAAAAAGACGTTATATCTAGAAAAGAAAATATTATTCGCTGGATCGGTGACAAAGAAGATAACGGTGAGTTAGTAAAAGACTACTCACCAGCATTACGAGCCGATGATCATATCAAGGCAATTCAGTTTCAATTAAATTTATTAAGTGAAAAGTGCGGTATGGGTACTAATAGATATGAATTTACTTTAGGTGGTGTTAAGACTGCAACGGAAGTCATTAGCGAGGATAGCGACTTATACGCTAATCTTAAAAAACATGAACTGTCTTTAGAAACACCACTAATTGATTTAGTAAAAGCTATCTTATTCTTAAACAAATGCACTGATTGTAACGTTAGTGTTAATTTTGATGATAGCATAATTGAAGATACCGACAGTATTAAAAAGCAAGCACTAATTGAGTATAACGCTGGATTAATAGATAAAGTAGAATACTTTGTATTAACGAAGAAAATGACAGTTGTTCAAGCGAAAAAATATGTTGATGAAATTCAAAAAAGATTACCTAAACCGCAAGAAGAACCGCCAATAGAGGAATAGTATGTTAAGTGATAAGCAAATGCTTTATTTAGCAAATCAATTTGTTAATGACTATATCGAAGCTGAGGGGCAGTTGTTTGATCTAATAGCAAATGATCTTAAAGGCTACAACGATGATGATATTAACGATGATTGGTACATGGGAAAAGTCTTAAAGATGGGTGCTTTAATCAGTATTGCAAATAGTGTTATTAAATCAATGCCAAGTAGCAGTTATAACAATGCTATTAAGAACTCATTTTTTGCCAATCTAAGAAAGAAATACCAGGATACTGTTAATATACCAAAAGTTGATAAAACTATTTTGAGGAATGTTAAAACAAACGCATTAGAAGCATTTAGACAAGGTTATTTAGATGTTTTAAATCAAGCATATTCGAGTGTTATTAGTGGTACTTCCACGTATGATATAGAGATCAAGAAAGCGATAACACAGTTAGTAGACAAAGGCTTTACGGGTGCTACGTATGTGAGAAAAGACGGTTCTATCGTTAATATGTCTTTAGAAGCAGTAGCAAGACGGGATATATTAACAACTATGCATCAAAATGCCAATGATCATTCGTTGAATGCATGTAAGCAGTTAGGTACTAACTATGTAGAAGTGTCAAGTCACCCGAATGCTCGACCCGATCATGCATTGTGGCAAGGTAAGCTTTATATGCTAGAGGGCAGTACTAGCAAGTATCAAAACTTTTATGAAGCTACCAAATACGGCAGTGTAGACGGTTTAGGAGGTGTGAACTGTAAACATCGATTTTATCCTTATGTCTTAGGGGATAAACGAGCGTTTGATACATATGATCTTAAAGAAAATGAAAAGCTTTATAAATTAGAGCAGCAGCAACGTGCTAATGAGCGTGCTATAAGAAAATGGAAACAAAAAGCTAATGCAGTAGACACTTTAGGTCAAGATAACACTTTCTATAAAAACAAGGTTAGAGAGTGGCAAAAACGCAATAGTGATTTTGTTAAAGAACATGGCTTAACAAGAGATTATACAAGAGAATTTATAATTTAATAATTAAACGTCCCTAGGGGCGTTTTTTTATACTTCGTCATGGCGCAAGACGTTAAAAAGGCAAGCAACCATCGTGTACGCTTCACACGTTAAATAAAGCGTTAATGGAGGAAAAATGAAAAGAGAAGATTTATTAAAAATTGAGGGTTTAAGTGAAGAACAAGTAAACGCAGTCATGAAACTGCACAATAAAGATGCAAATGATTGGGGAGCTAAATTAAATGCTAAAGACACTGAAATTAATACTTTGAAAGGCGAAAAAACAACTTTAGAAAATGATCTAGCTAAGTTTAAAGATATTGATATTGAAGCGTTAAAAAAAGCTGGCAGTGATTGGGAGGAAAAATATAATAACCTAATGTTTGAAAAAGAGTTAGATGTTGCTATTGCTAAATCTAATCCAAAGAACGCAAAAGCATTAAAAGCCTTATTAGAAATTAAAAACATCAAATTGGAAGATGGAAAATTAACGGGTCTTGAGGATCAGTTAACTGCATTAAAGGAAAGTGATGGCTATTTATTTGATGAAGTTCAAAATGGTCAAATCAATACGGGTGGGTTTCAAGGCGGTGCTGGTAGCAAAGATGGCGGCGTTGTAGCGCGTTTTAAAGAATTAAACCCAGACTTAGAAATTTAGGAGGAAATAATATGGGACATGAAAGTCAAGTGAGATATTCGAAATTAATTGATATTAAATTAAGAAATGAATTAGTATTAAAAGATGGAGTTGTTTTTAATAATCGTTATGAGGGTGACCCGAAAGCTGGTGCAGTTAAAATCCCCGTTCGTGATACAGAAGTAGAAGTGAATAGATACGATCGTTCAAAAGGTGCTGGCTTAACTGAGAGCAGTACAACTTACGAAGATATGTTAATCAATCAAGATGAAGCAGTAAATGAGTTAATTGATGGTTATACCGCTCAAACAGTACCCGACAATTTAGTAGCTGATAGATTAGACAGTGCTGGCTATTCATTGGCTTTGAGTTTAGATAGTGTAGGTATGAAAACATTAGAAGATAATTCCACTGAATTTGGCGGTACTGTTGCATTAACAAATGATAATGTTTATTCATTTTTTACTAAAGCACGTACTAAACATTCTAAATTGGGAGTACCTAAAATTGGTCGTTTTGCAATTGTAACACCCGAAATTTATGAGTTGTTATTAAATGAACCGAAATTCTTAGCAGCGGATAAATTAAACGAAACACTAATCAAACAAGGAATTATCGGTCAAATTGCTGGTTACAACATTATTGAGTGTACATATGCCGATGAAACAACTGAAATTATCTTCGGTCATCCTAATTGGTGCCACAGGGTTAAAGATTGGAAAGTGCCAGTTGCGGTTAATGATTTAAAAGGATCGGGTAACTTCATCGGCGCGAGTGCAGTACAAGGACGTCAAGTTTATGGCTACAAAGTAACTAAGAAACAAACATTATTAAGAAAAACAGTACAATCACAATTAGGTGAATTAACAATAAAATCCGTGGCTGGAACGGAAACGGGAGCGACAAAATTAACCGTTACACCAGCATTAGGAGAGGGAAACAGTTATAAAATCAAAATGGCAGCTAACCCAACAAAACCACAATTTGGTCAAGTATGCACAAGTGGCTATACTAATTGGGACGGTACAAGTGATATTGATGGAATCAATGGTAATAAAATTGTTGTAGTAGAAGTTGATAAAGATAATAAAGCATTAAAATGCGGAACTGCTACAATTGCAGTAAAAGCCGAGTAATGCCTAATTTAGACTATTATTTGGACGTTTTTGGGGGAAATAAAATTCCTCCAGAACGTTTTAATAAATACATTATGAATGCAAAGTATGTTGTTAAGTATTACACGCCAAGCGCACCAAAAAAACTTGATGAAGATTTAAAGATGTGTATTTGTGCCGTTGCAGATGAATTGTTTAAACAAGATAAAATTGATAAGAATTTACAAAGTGAGAATAATGACGGCTTTTCACAAACTTTTAAATCTAATGAAGAATTAAATAATAATGTTTATTCTATTATCAAGTTTTACCTATCTAATACGGGTTATATGTACGTGGGGTTTAAATGATAACTAACGCTAATATAACTATTGTTTCTAGAATATTTGATGAAGAGACAAGAGAGGATAAATATATAGCAAAGGTTATCAAAGGTGTAAGCTGGTATGCTGATTTTAAAGCAAGCATTGGTGAAAGTGGTTTGAAATCGGGCGATATATATAAAGTTAGAATACCTCTTGATGAAGACATCAACATTAAAGTATCAAAAGGTGATATTGTGGTTCGTGGCGATATTGAAATAACGGAAAGCGACACCCCTAAAACTATTATGAAAGATAGAGAAGCGTTTATTGTGACTTCTTTTTCAATTAACGCTCGGGGATCACTGAAACATATTAGGGTTTTTGGAACATGATTTTTTTTAAACAACCACCTAACCAAACGGTCAAAGGTGGTAAATTAATTTTTGCTACTAATTTCGCCAAAAAGAAAAATGAACAGTTTCAAAAAGCACAAAAGTATGTAGACAGTGAGGTTATTAGAAGATGTGCTCCCTTAGTTCCTTTTAAAACGGGAGCATTAGAGGGGAGTTCATCATCTAATACAAGGTTGGGAAGTGGAAAAGTTATTTATAAGACACCTTATGCAAGGACTCAATATTATATGGGGCGTGCTTCTAATCAAAGAGGGCGCTTGTGGTTTGAAAGAATGAAAGTGTCAAACAAGAAAGATATATTAAAAGGGGCAAAGGAGCAAATTAAATGAGTACCACAAGAGCAATTAGAGATTATATGATAAAATGTCCTTTTCTAGAAAAAGGACACGTGAACATTGATTATTTAGGCACTGATGCAACTGAATACTCAATCGATTTGTTGCCTTGTGACCCAATTGTAAAACGGTATACCGATGGTTCTACAATTAGGCAGTATCAGTTTGCTTTTACTTCAATAAATGAGTATAGTGGTGATTACAAAGACAACATACAAAATAACGACTTCTACGAAAAATTAGCCACATGGATTGAAGAACAAAACGAAAAAGGTATTTTACCAAATATTGAATTGGGTGATCCACAAGAAATAGAAGTAATGTCATGCGGTTATCTGTTCTCAAATGAAAGTGAAACCGCAAGGTATCAAATACAATTAAGAATTTTATATAGGAGGGATTAAACAATGGCTGATATTAAAAAGCTGGTACAACGAAGTAAAAAGGTTGCATTTTATAAAGTTGGCGATAAGTATGAAAGAATGACGGGATTTACAAGCATGTCTAAATCTTCAAATCCCAAAGAATACTCTAGACAGTATGTCGATGAAGATGGTGAGGTAACAGACGTGACGGGATATAGTCCGTCAATTGATTATGCTTTTGATCAATATGAAAACAACGCAGTTCACGATGATATCGTAGCTATTACCGAAGATGAATTAATGGGAAGTGATGCAGTACGTGAAATCGTTATTGTTGATTTTACAAAACAAGATACCGAAAAAACTGGATTTGAAGCGCGCAAACGTGAATATGCAGTTATTCCATCAACTGACGGCGATGGAACTGATGCGTATACCTATTCGGGTACATTTAAATCTAAGTCAAGTGTAGTAAAAGGTATTGCAACAGTCGCCGAGGATAGACAATCATTAACATTTGTAGAAGCATAGAAAAAAGGAGTGAGCCTATGAGCCTAGAAGAATTAAAAAAATTATATGATATCGATTTTGAGGATATTGATTTCTTAGAAAGATATTACAATGCGTACACTAAATTTAATAATAGAATAAAAAGCATAAAAAAAGATGGAAACGTAATTGAAAAATTAAAAAAGACTTGTGAATACTATCGTAAATTTTTTGATGAAATATTCGGGAACGGTGCATCTAATAAACTTTTTGGTAACAAAAACAATATCAGATTATTAGAAGAGACTCTAATGACACTTATTCAAGAAAATGAACGCACAAATGAACGAATGGCATCAAGACGTATGAAAGTACAACCTAAAAATCGCGCACAACGAAGAAATCAAAAATAAATGATTAATTTGTTGTATGAGTCCTTACCCGATACTATCACAGTTGACGGTAAGGACTATTTAATTAACACTGATTATAAGTATTGGATCGAGCTAAGTGATGCGCTGAATAATCCAAATGTTGATAATGAATATTTAGCGAATGTATTAATGGGTTTATTTGCTGATGAAATACCCAAATTTAGTAATAATGTATTTTTATCAATAATGGACTTTTTTAATGGCAATGTTAGAGATTCTAAGGGCAATGGAAAGAATGAAAAAAAGACAAAGAAAGTATATGATTTCAAAATTGATGCTGAATATTTTATATCAGCATTTTTGATTCAATACAATATTAATCTTTTTGAAGATGATCTTCATTGGTGGAAATTTTTGGCTTTATTCAACGCTCTTGATAAATGTGAATTAACCGAAAGAATACATTATAGAAGTGTTGATCTTTCTACTATTAAAGACAAAGATGAACGCAAACGTATAAGAAAAATTCAAAATGAACTTAAACTTGATGATTATATGCTTAGCGATGAAGACATTGGGGGCGCTTTATGGTAGAAATTGAAACTAAGCGCGTATGGTTTAGGTGTAAAAAATGTAATAAGAAATTGTTTCTATATTCCAATATTGCTAACTGCAACGGGGTATATGAAAAATGCAAAAATTGTGGTTATGAAAATAACGTAAAAATAAAAAATGGAAAAGTAATTTAAATTGAGCCAATGAGCCTTTACTTAAAGAAATTTAAGTGAGGTGGATTTTATGGCTGATGGAAGTCTTATTTTTGATACAAGTTTAGATGCAAGCGGCATAAAAAACGGATTATCTAACATGGCTAAGATAGTAGCTACGGGAATGGCTACGATTGGTGCTACTTTGGCTGCTGGAACGGCTGCGGCTATTAAATTTGGTAGTGAGTTTGAGTCAAGCATGGCTAAGGTGTCTACTATGGTAGATACGAATAAGGTCAATATGCAAGAGTTAAACGATGGTGTGGTTAAGTTATCCAACAGTACGGGAAAAAGTGCAGTAGAACTAAGCGAAGCTATGTACAGTGCCCTAAGTGCTGGGGTAGATGTCGGGAATTCGTTATCGTTTGTTGAACAGTCAAGCAAGCTGGCAACTGCTGGATTTACTACAACCGAAAGTGCCGTAGATGCATTAACAACGGTAATGAACGGATATAAAATGTCCGCTGATCAAGCCACTGCCGTATCTGACATGATGCTACAAACACAAAATAAAGGTAAGACCACAGTGGATGAACTAGCGCATAGTTTGGCTCAAGTTACACCTACGGCTGCGGCTATGAGTGTTGGTTTTGATCAAGTGAGTGCAGCTTTAGCAACAATGACCGCGCAAGGGGTGCCTACTGCTCAAGCAACTACACAACTAAACAGTTTATTTGCTGAATTGGGTAAGAGCGGAACACAAGCAAATAAAGCATTTAGTGAAGCAACAAAAGGAACTAAATACGCTGGAAAATCATTCCAAGATTTAATGAAACAAGGTGTTCCATTAAATGAAATATTAGATTTAATGGGTGGCTATGCTGGTAAAAACGGTAAGTCTTTATTAGATATGTTCTCATCTATCGAAGCGGGTAAAGCAGCTTTAACAATGTCTGGCGAAAGTGCACAAATGTTTACTGACAATTTAGATGCAATGCGCAACTCAGCGGGTTTAACCGAAGAGGGTTATGACAAGATGATGGATACCTTTGATGCTAAAATAGGTATCTTAAAAGAAAATGCAAAAAACTTCGGTATTGTAATTTATGAGGGTATTCAAGAGCCATTAAAAGGCATCGCAGACGAGGGTATTAAAGCAGTAGAACAGTTACAAAAGGCATTTGAAAAAGACGGTATCGAGGGAATGTTAAAAGTTGGTTCACAACTTGTTACAAACCTATTAAACGGTATTGCAAGCGCTATGCCCGAAGTAATAGGAATGGCAAGCCAAATATTAAATACTGTTTTAAGCAGCATAAATGAATTAGCACCATCTTTAAGTGAATGTGGGACTAATATATTATGGTCACTAATAATGGGAATTATAGACAATTTACCAATATTGGCTGAAACTGCAATTAATTTGATTTCTAATTTTGCATCAAGTTTAGGCGAGTCATTACCTAATTTAATACCCGTTGCGATTCAAGGAATTTTAACTTTTGCAAGTACAATAATTGCTAATTTAGATAAAATTGTAGATGCTGGTGTAAAACTGTTACTTGGCTTAGTACAAGGTATAGTTAACTCTATTCCTATGCTTATTGAACAAGTTCCAAAAATAATTAATGATTTTTGGGCTGCAATAGATAGTAACTTATTTACAATTCTAGGTGCTGGTGTAGAAATAGTAATGACTTTAATTAATGGGATCATAAGTTCTATCCCGACATTGATAGCAAATGCTGGTGAGATTGTTTCGGCTATTTTTAATACGATAATGCACCTTGATATGTTGTCTATGGGTAAAAATTTAATTAAAAACTTAGGCAGTGGTATAAAATCCATGTTTTCCAATATGGGGAGTATTGCTAAAGACCTAATAAATAAAATAAAAGATGCTTTTACCAATATGAACTGGGTTCAACTTGGTAAAGATGTTTTGAATGGGATAATTGACGGTATTGTAGGCGGTGTAAAAGGTTTAGTAAAAGCAGCGGTAAACGCTTGTAAGTCTATGTTCAATGCAGTTAAAGATTTCTTTTCAATTTTCTCACCATCACATAAAATGCGTGATGAAATTGGTAAGTTCTTGCCTAGCGGTATTGCAACGGGTTATGAAGTTGCTATGCCCGAAGCCACAAAAGATATGATTGATACTACTGATGATGGTTTTCAAAAGCTGAAAGCAAGTGCAAAAACAATAGGAGGAGAGGTCGCGTATGACAGTGTTATGCCACTTCCCAATACTTCAACTTTAGGACGTGATGATCTTATCGATTATGATCGTTTAGCTAATAGTATGTCTAAAGTAAATATGTCGGTTGAAATGGATAAACAACCAGTTGGTAGACTTGTAACAGAAACTGTAGACGAAGAAATAGGAAAGGAAACAACAAGAAAGGGGCGGTACAATGCGTAATGGAATTGTTGATCTAATAATTAAATTAGGCGATGAAGAATACTCTTTAGCTAAGCTATTCGATATGAGAGTGCTTAGCTTTAGTATTACACCTCCGAAAGTGGTTACCAACATTGTATCTATTCCATATTCTAATACCTTTGTAGATTTAACGGAAGTTTATGGAAAGCCTACATATAATCAGCGTAATGTAGAAATCGAGATAGATAGCATAGAAACGACTTATATATGGCAAAAGTATATCGATGAAATAATTAATTTGTTTCATGGGCAAAAAGCAATGTTTTCTATTACAAGTGACAGTGAATATTGGTATACGGGTCGGTGCAGCATAGAACCAAATCTACGTGATGATAATTTGGTAAATAAGTTAACCGTTAAATTTGTTTGCAATCCTTTTAAAAAGCATTATATAACGGGGGAGGAAAGATTATGATTATTAAATTATATTGTGATGATGAATTAATACATGATACAACAACGCAAGATATTAGATGTTTAACGCTAAAACTTAAACAAAAGGTAAATACCGCGGATACCTTAACATTTTCTATTTTGCCTAATCACCCGTTGTATGACAGTATAGAAAAACTCAACTCGATATTACGTTTATATGAAATCGACGATAAAAGCAATTTACTTATGTTTAAGGGACGTGTGATTGATACTAGCGATACGATAGACGGCATACGGTGTTTTAATTGTGAAAGTGTATTAGGCTATCTGAACGACAGTATTCAGCCGCCAAAAGAGTATCACAACACAACAATACGTGATTATTTGGTAGATAAGATTAATTATCATAACAGTGTTGTTGAGGATAAGAAAAAATTTTATATTGGCACGGTTAATGTGACGAATAACACCGATAACGCTTATAGAATTGACAATGATTATCCTAATACTATGACAAACATACAAGAAAAACTAATAAAAAGATTAGGTGGTTATCTAGACTATAAAGAACTTAATGGGAACAATTATATCGATTACGTTAAGGATTATGACAGTTACAACTCGCAAAAGATAGAGTTTAAGAAAAATATTCTTGATTTGGAGCGTTATATCACATCGGTTGATTTGATAACTGCTTTGATCCCATTAGGTGCTAAAGATGAAGCAACTGAACTCCCAATCACTATTGAAAGTGTCAATGATGGTAAAAATTATGTTTACGATCAAGAAGCGGTAAATATGTATGGTTGGATATTTGGAACTAAAACATATGAAGATACCAAATTACCATCTAATCTAAAAGAAAGTGCTTTAAAAGATTTACCCGAATTAACTAAAATGTCTTTGTCACTTACAATTACCGCCATTGATCTAAACTTGATTGATGTAAACATAAGTAAAATTAAAAAGGGTGATATGATTAAGTGTATTTCACAACCACATAAATTAGATGATTATTTCATGTGTACGGTTTTAGAAAAAAATTACATAGACCCATCAAAATCAAAGCTAACATTAGATAAAACAATAAAAACATCTAGCGATATTGCTATATCTAACAATAGAGATATAAACAACGTTACAAGTCAATTAGTTGTTAATAAGCAGTTTATTTTAGATCAAATAAAACATCAGACTGATTTAATAACGGGTGCAAGTGGGGGGAATATCGCTTATATTTTTAATGATAAGGGTGAGCCTACTGATATGTTGTATATGGATACCGATGATGTTAAAACTGCAACGAATGTTTTAAGACTTAATAAAAACGGTATAGGCTTTAGTTATAACGGTGTTAATGGTGAATATAAGACAGCTTGGACTCTTGACGGTTCGTTTAATGCGGAGTTTATAACAGTTGGGACTTTACAAGGTATTCAAATTATTGCTAATTTAGGAATGATTGGCGGTTGGGCTATGGATAGTACATCATTGTCAAGTGGGAGCACGACAGGAATTATATTGGATTCAAGCGATCCAAGTGTATCTACATACAACAAAGAAACGGGTTATTTAGGTGCGAAAATGTTTGACGGTGGCATCGGAATATATAATCCTTTCAATCATGGAATATATGTAGGTGATTTAATTGGAAGTTCTGATGATACGGATAAAAAAGATTTTTTAGGAATTATTGGAGCAAAAGGCGGACGTATTGATATTGGATTCTATAAAAATCCCCCTGGAGGAGGAAGTTCTTCATTTTCCAATATAAGAATAGAGGAAAACAGTATAGATTTTTATGAAACGCTAAATATGAACGGAAGAAGCATACTCAATCAGTCAGATAGGCGATTGAAGAGAAATATTGATGATATAGATACATCATTCATATACGATTTGGAAATAAAGAAATTTGATTATATTAATGGTGATAAAAATAAAATAGGTATAATTGCTAATTATTACACGGATAAAACATATTCAAAATATTTTTTGCATGAAGATCGAAATGGTTATTACGGTGTAGATTATCAAAATATATTAAATGCACTTATACAGTGTGTACAAGAACAAAATAAGCGTATTGAAGCGTTAGAAAGAGGCGCAAAATGATATTTAGTACAATTACACAAAAAGGTTTAGAACTAACGTATGATTTAAAAAAAATACCATCACAGTATAGTGGTGATATAGAGATGAAGTTAATTAGAGATACAACATATAATAATTATGTTTGTACACCATTTTTTAAACATATTAAAAATAGATTTTTAGAAAGTAATAGAAATACAAAATCTAATGCTATTGCAATTGATTCCAATGGGGTTTTTAAACTTCCTAAAGAAGCATTTAGATTAGATGGATATATCGCTATTGCTTTTTCTTTTGCGCGTGATAGTGAGGTAATACAAACCAACCCAATAGTATATAAAATAACTGCAAGTGTTGGCGATGGTGAATTTTTAGACAATAAACCAAGCTGGCAACAAGTTGTTATACAGTTGTGTGAAGATTGGACTAATGAGAACATTAAGCCCGATCTTGATAAAATGAAAAAAGATATCCAAAATGCTATTGAAGAAGCGGTGAGACAACAGACTAAGGTAGCGGAACAACAAACCGCCTTAGATAACAAATTCAATGAACTTAATACATTAGAGAATACTGTAAATGAAAATGAAACTAACCGCCAAACAAATGAGATAAAGCGACAAAATGATACCGCAAAAGCAATAAAAAGTTGTAATGATAAAGTAACTGAAATAAATACCAAGTTATTAAATGGTGATTTTGTTGGTGCTACGGGTGCAACACCTAATATCACAATAGGAAATGTTACATTAGGCAACCCTAACGTAACAATACGTGGGACTCCCGAAGCTCCCGTACTGGATTTTACGATGCCAAGTGCCGGTAATCTAAGTTATGCAACTGATGCGGATATTGATGAAATGATTATAGAAGTTTTTGGTTAGGAGGTATGTATGATTAATTATATTGATATTAGTTTAAAAATTGATCATTCCACTATAACTACGCGAAAAGTCGCCAACCAGTATGATAACGAAGTTACCATTGTAAGATTTCTAAATGATGATTTATTTAAAGAGGGATACAAATATAATCTTAAAATAACATACCAAAGAAAGACAATAAAAGATGTACCGCTTAGGGGAAATCAATTTATAGTAACAGAAGACTTAACAAAGTGGAGTGGTACGTATACTTGTCAACTGGTGATTAGGGATAATGAGGGTCGTGTAAGAGTCATGAATCCTTTTAATTTGGAAATAGTTCAAGCGACCTTTACGAACGAAGTACAAGAACTTCCAATAGACCCTAATTTAGAATTTCTTTATGATAAGATGCTTAATGCGATAGAAGATTTAGAGAAAAGAGTAAATGACGGTGAGTTCGATGGTTTTAGTCCAATTGTTGACGTAGTGGAGGATAATGTTGAAACTTACAAATTGAAAGTAACTGATAGATTTAAGGAAATAATAACTCCAAATTTGAGACCGAGTTACAATTTTGCAAGTAATGAAGATATAGACAGTATTATAGAAAATATAAACGGAGGAAGATAA